TTTCTTAAACAATGGCAAAAGCATTTACCCACTGGCCGGGACTACCAGCATGCTAAAGAAGATGTTATTGATGCAAAGAAGCACCTTAAAGAAAATAAACTACGTAAATGGTATTCTGAGAAAATTAATCTTGATGGAGTTGTAAAGCCTTAGAGCGCAGGCAGTCATATATGACTGCGATTGCAATCCTTTGATATTTGGGGAGTGTAGAGAAATGAAAGATATATTTAATATAGAAAATAGAAAACGTTTCAGGGAACTGGTTGAGGTTGACCCCTCTGGTTGCTGGCTATGGAAAGGCAATCTGTTGAGGGGCTATGGTAAGTTTTATATCCCGGAGCTTCAACAAAACATAAGCGCTCACAGGTATTTATGGCAGATGGTAAACGGGCCTGTGCCTCCTGGCCTTGAGCTTGACCACCTATGCCGTACTAAGCGCTGTGTGCGCCCGGAACACCTCGAAGCTGTCACCCATGCAGTAAATATGCAGAGGGCTGCCGATGCAGGGGCCTGGAGCGGGGAGCGTAACGGTCAGAGCAAGCGAAGTGAACAAGATATCTTAGTTATCAAATTCTTGAACAGTTATCTGTTTTTGCCTGCAAAGCATATTGCCAAAGCAATGAAAATCCCGCCACGATCTGTGTACGCTGTCTTATCCGGGGAGAGCTGGAAGTCTGTTGAATTGCCAAAAGATTTGGGGAGGTCTTAAATGGATACAATTAAAAGTGTCTATGAACTAATGTTGAAGGCAATTGATTTTTACCAAGCAGCGGGGAGAGTTCCGCCACAGTGTATATATGACACCATTGCGAAAATTGAGAGTACATACGATGTATTCACTGGAGAGGACGTTCACGGTAATAAAATTAAAGAGCCCTTAACATTACATTAGAGGGGAGATATCCGAAAAGCGGGGTGTGAGCTGTAATATATACCATTAACCAGGTCAACGAGCATATCCAAATCAATGAGCAGTGCATAAATTCCGTGAATGTATACGCTTTGAAGTAAAATAATCGAATATACGTGCTCTGAGGCGGTCAACATTTCCAATTCTATAAAATTTGGGGAGGTAGTAAACATTTCCAGAGATTTTGGGTGAGAGCCGTAAACCTTAATATAAGCCTATAATATAACCACCATGAAAGCCAAGGCTGTATATAAACTATTTCATATATGATAGAAGTACTTTACTCATATACAACCATCTAATATTAATCTGAATATAATTGATTGTAACAGAGTATTATATGCTCAACTTTCTACTAATAAAGGTGACGGCCACTTGACTGCAAATCGCTTCTAACCGGGTGTAGCTGCTGCTAACCGTCTTTAATCAGGTATTACCAGGAATATAAACACGCTGCAAAAGCAGAATAGTTGATTATGATTAATTAAGTCCAGGGATATGCAGTGAAGTAGAATTATAAACTTTCCCGGAAGTGGTTATTTGATACACTTTTGCAGGAATATTATCTTTGTTTTACTTCTATTTGCTCCGATTTTCGTATGCCTCCACCTTTTGCAACGTCTGATAAAAGTCCTTTATGTAAACTTATATCACTATTCCACAAGCAGGAAACGGGAGAAAAACGGAGAAAATAAGATTTCTATTGACAGACTCATATTTACTACTGTATATATCACCCAAAATATATAGAACATAAATACTTCTTATTGCAAGCGGTCGTATATGAAATTGCTTGCATGCTGTCTTGTAACACAGACAAATTACTTTCCTTTGATTTTGTGGCAAGCCTGTAGAGAAAACAACAATACAGGTTTGTCATGCCTCCCAAAAAGAAAACCAGAATAAACAAACGCAATGTTCCCGTTAATTTAACGTCCGGGAAGTTCGTTGGCCGTGACGGCATGACCAGTCTTGAGCGCTGGAATAAGCCGGGGCCTTATTATGGGTTTGCATTTCCGTTTGCTCATTGGCTTAACGAGATCAAGCCTAAGATACTGACCAGCAAGAACGTTTATAAACGATTTGTCCCCACCTTACAGCAAGCAAAGATTATCAAGCGGATGTTGTCTGCTGATTCAAAAGGAAACTTCAAGCACACCTTAAGCTTACTGATAGAACCCCGGAGACACGGCAAGTCAACCATCTTTGCTTTGATAGTTTTATGGTTGACTACTTCCCGAAATAATCACGTCACGCAACTTTTAGGAAATACTGAACTGCATTCAAAACGTGTTCAGTTTAGAACGCTTAAAAGAATCATTGAGAACACAGCAAAGTTAAGGCTGTTATTTCCTGATAAGCATATAAACGCTGCTGAAATATATTGCCCCGTCCGTAAGTCCCTTATTCAAACAATGGGTGTTTCAACCTCTATGAGTTTTGGGGACAAGCTTGACTGTTTATGGACTTCCGACTTTCACGCTTGCCCTGACTTGGAACCTTGGAACGCTCTGCAAGCTTCCCTGTTAGATTCTGAAAACTCCCTGTCTTTGATTGACAGTAATGTTGACCATACAGATGGGCACGTACACGGGTTACAGAGGCAGGCAAAGACAGACAAAACTATTTTCTGTGACCATGTTCAATATAAGAATCTTGATGACTATTTAAAGAACGCTCCAGCATGGATTGACCGGGCAAAAGCAAAGCGCTTGCAGTCAACTGTTCTGCCTACCGACTTTGCACGTGACATTTTGGGGAAACGTTCAGATGCAAGAAATGCTTTGTTTCCTGCCAGTGTTATTTCTCTGTGTAAAACAAAATATAAAACCCCTGTAGCAGATATCAACGAACTCACAAAAGGGCGAAGTTATAAAGTCGGAGCTGGACTGGATAGAAGCAAGTCACTTTTCGGAGGCGACAATACGGTATGGTCTACTATCTTGAAGGTTGCCTCCCCTGAACATGGGGAACCGGAAATATATCTGCTAAATCAAGAAGTAATTATACCGAACACAAGCCGGATGATAAAGAAAGCAATCTTGAAAGACCATGAACGGTATAGGCTTGATAATGTGGTGCTGGAAAACTACGAAGTAACAGACCTTGCCCCGTGGTTGGATGACCAGAAAATACCCTTTGAGCTGGTATCTGCTCACGACACAAATCAAAACGCTTCCTTTCCTGAGTTCTATCGAATTTGTAAAGAAGGTCGTTTTCATTACCCGGAAACATTAAAGGGGCTGACTTCAGAAATGCAGACCTTTGTTTATACCCAGAGGACGGGGGGTAAATATTCTTTCGGTCACGCCTCCCAAAAGTTCAAAGATGATAGGGTTTACTCTGTTAACTGGTCAATATTTTCTTTACGCTCTGTAATAATGAATCTTTACACACTCGGTAATATTGCATGTACGAACAAGTCAAAGAGACGGCTTGCCTGTTTTCTTTTTGGGGGAGGTCTGCAACTACTTTGCTCTGAACAGTGCCAGGCATTCAAGGAAGTTGAAAGCATGTTTCAAGAGTATAAAAGATTTAATCTTGATAGTGAAATTACAATACCGGAATTTTATGAACGGAAAGTAAAATTGACAGGGGCTAAAATTTATCAAGCTGCCTGATAGGAGAAAATAAATCATGTTGTTTCAATCACAAGTGCCACAGCTTTTCAATAAAATGGGAATGACACTTTATAATTCTGCAAATCAAGCCCGGAAAGTTGAGTGTGCAAAAAGGTTAAATTTCTATTTTGATGAACAGCTTGAAAGATTAAATGAACAGCTCACAGAGTTATTTTCAGAACCTGAAAAGATGGTCAAGCTGCAATTGAATTTGGTTAAGAAGATTATCAACAACCTTGCTCAAGTTTACAGGGAAAGTCCGGCACGAACTTTAGCAAATGGGAGCGAAGCAGATCAAAAGCTTTATGCTGAAATTCTTGAGGGATGTAGTTTTGATGTGAAGCTAAAGCAAGCTTCCCGCTACACCAAACTATTAAAGACAATATTGATAAAAGTTGTTTGGAGAAATGACCGCCTTGATGTTGATATTTTAACAGGCAATCTGCTTGACGTTCAGACAGGCCAAAGTCCTGAACAGTTGGAACGTGTTTTAATTACTGACTATGGACAATCTGAAAAGCCTGAAGATGTTGAGTACAGTTTGTGGTCTGCTGATACCTTCCAGCGCCTAAACTGGCAAGGCAATGTAATTGATGAACAAGAAAACCCTTATCAAGTTTTACCCTTCATTCCTGTATTTGACTACATGCCACCGTCAAGCGCCTTCTGGCTCCCCGGAGGCAGTGACATCATAAGTCTGCAAGAGGCCCTGAATGTCAAGCTTTGTGATTTGGTCTATCTTCTGCAACAAAGTTCCTATGGCATAGGGTGGATAAAAAGCAGCATAGCTGGGGGAACGATTCAGGCCAGTCCCGGTTCACTTATAGAATTGCCCTTAGATAAAGATTCAGCGCTGGGGTTCGAGTCTCAAGAAACTGACGTAAATCAGTTTGTAAATGCGATTGATAAAATTATCAAGTGGGGGTGTGTGTCAAACGGTTTGAGTGCTGCCAGTATGTCAACAGATGTTCAACAACAAAGCGGTATTTCTAAAGCCTGGGACAATAAAGAATTGTCTGAAATGCGACTTGATGACGTGGCTTTGTGGAGAGCCTATGAAAAGCAATTATTCAATTTAATGCGGGTTGTCTGGAATGTTCACAACACAAAGAAGTTGTCTGAAGCTGCAATATTGAAAATCGACTTTGCAGACCCACAGGCAAAACTTGATGCAAAGACTCAAGCGGAAAGTGACGACCTGAAAATTGCACAAGGTGTATTGAGTCCGGTTGATATTGCAATGAGGGATAACCCGGACTTTGAATCAAGGGATGATGCCCTGAGTCATCTTCTGAAAATAAAAGAGGAAACGAAACTATTAGAATAATAACTTTAACCAGTCCCGCCGGGGACGTAAAAACAATGGAGGTTAGAAAATGGCACTACAATATCAGATAGACACACTTGATGGACTCGACGAAAACATTGCTGCTCTTTACACTGAGACAGACGGCAAATTTACCCTTGACGTGCAAGGACACGAAAAACCCGACAACAAGGATAAAGACACAATTCCACGGCACCGCTTAAATGAAGAGATAAAAAAGCGGAAAGCTTCCGAAAAGACCTTGAAGGAAGTTGCAGACAATCTTGTTGAAGATGTCCCGGAAGAAAAGCGGGGAATTATTCCCGACCTTGAACCAGCTAAAAAGATTGCATGGCTGAAAGATGCTTTCAAGATGGGATTCTTTGAAGACAAGACAACTGAGTCTGTCGATACACGGAGGCCCGGCGATAAAAAGCCGACTAACTTTGACAACATGAGCCCACAGGCAATCATGGCCACGGGCTACAATAAAACAAAATAAGGAGAAATAAAATGCTTACACTTTTAGAAGCTGCAAAACTCGTACAAGACCCTTTAAAACGGGGAGTCATAGAAATATTTCCGAGGGTAAGCCCGGTACTACAGCGCTTGCCGTTCTTTACTGTTAATGGTCAAGCCTATAAGTATAATCAGGAACAGACAATGCCGGGAATTGCCTTCAGGGGAATCAATGAAAGTTATACTGCCGACACCGGGGTTGTGAACCCTGCCGTTGAGGCACTTTATATCATGGGGGGACTGTCAAAGGTTGACCGTGCCCTTGTAAAGACTCAAGGCAATGTCAACAACCTCCGTGCGATCTACGACGGCCAAAAAGCAAAAGCCGCCGCTTTGACTTATACCCTCAAATTCTTTAAGGGTGCCAATGCCAATGACCCGAACGAGTTTGACGGTTTGCAGCAACGCTTGACCGGGGCACAGGTCATTTCTGCCGGGGACACTGCCGGGGGCGATGCTTTAACCCTGGACGTGCTTGATGAAATGCTTGATGCAGTGCAAGGCAGCGCTGATGTCATTTTCTGTAATAAAACCCTAAGACGGAAAATCTCAAGTCTTGCCAGGGCTGCGAACCAAGCCACTGAACCCGTGACCGATGCCTTTGGCAGACAGTTACAAGCTTATGCCGGAACGCCTATTGCCGTTATCGAAGAGGACAAAGACGGCAACTTGATTTTGCCTTTTAATGAAAATGACAGCAACGGAGATGCCGCTTCCTGCTCTTCAATTTTTGCATGCCGTTTTGGTTTGGCTGAATACGTGAGCGGTTTGCAAGCTGGAAACATGGACGTGCTCGACCAGGGATTACAAGGCACTTTCTATCAGACCCTTATTGAATGGATTTGTGGCCTGGGTGTCTTTCATCCCAAAGCTGCAAGCCGCTTGCGAGGAATCAAGAACGCTTAACCGATAACCTTTAAACGAATAGGAGAAAATAGCCATGATAGACAACGAACATATCTTAAAAGATGCCGGGGCTGTTAACAGTTCCGGCTATGGGGAAGTTGACGCTTCTGCTCAAGTTGTCGACCTGGGAGCTGGACTTGTCCGAGGGAATCTTATTGTTGATGTCACCCGTCTTGCCATGCAGGGCAACGATCAACTTTATCAGCTTCACTTGATGGGCGGGGATGATGCCTCATTTACAGAAGAAGTTTCTCTTTGCACTTTGGAGCTGGGGCCAAAGGAAACAATTGAAGATGACCTGGACTCAAAACTTGGCCGTTATATTGTGCCTTTCGAGAGTGAGAAAAACGGGATTGTTTACCCATATATCAGAATCAGGCACGTTTTATCCGGGACAGGCCCGGAAATCAACTACACGGCACGGTTGGAAAAAGACCTGCCAGTCCGGGGAGGGATTTTCAACGTTACGACCACAACCACTACTTAAAACGTAAAACTGGTACGATGCGCAGTCATGCGCTTTGTATATATGATTCAGGCGGGTCTTAAATTCAATGCCGTTAAAAGCGGGCGGTCAATCATTGATAAATTGTCAACCTGAATCAAACCTATTGCCAGGAAACTGGCGTCTTCTATGTATCGGAAGGCGGGCCGACATACCCCGCCTTCC